GCAGAAAGGTGCTTTAGCTGAGTATAAATACCAGATGATGAAGCGTAAATATCCTTATAATACTGACACCAGTGCACAAGACAGTTCTGTCTCCACTGAGTTTTTGAATCTTGTCTATGATGAAATCAAGAAGAAATTTGATTTAGATGAGCAACAAAACATGCAATTTGAAGCAGTAAGGCATAACACAATCTATAAATACATGAATGTCAATGGTGATGTTTATTTAGTTCCAAGGGGTCTTGGTTCAGGTGATTATTTGACAATAATCATTAATATTTTGTGGCGTTACTATATGTTACTGGAGAATTATAATCATGAGCTAATCGATTTTGAAAAGCATAACACTGTTGTAATAAATGGTGATGATCTTGCTATGAGTAGTGATTATGATGACCTAGATCTTAATTCTAGACATGCGAAAATTGAATGGTCAGGTACTTATTCACAATGGGATGAAATGGAATTTTGTTCCTTAAAGTTTGCTCCTTATATACATCATGACCCTGGTAAAGTCATGGCTGTATTGAATTTAAGAAGAAAACGCAAACATATGCTTGAACCAGCTTGTGAATTACAAAGATTGGCAGGACTACTTCGTACTTTGTCCACTCGTGAAGTGTATGAGATTATCCTATGTAGGATGTATGATATAGTACTTGCAGATAAAAGTCTTTTGACAATGTTTACAGACTTGTATATTAGTTTTGATGAACTGTATGAACAGTATAATAGCAAATATGAATTTACTTAGGTGCTTAAATCGATTGAGCCTATTTAAAAATGTCTACAAATTCAAAAATGTTAAAGACATTGTCAAATAAATTTGACAACCTTGCTAAAAAAACTAATAATGCTATTTCTAAGAATACTAAAAGAATTCCAAATAATAGAAATAACAAAAAGAAATCCAATAAGAAAAAAGGAAATCGTAGAAAATTTAATAATGGTGGAGACCGTTCTATGAATTTCAGTGGTATTGGTCAGAGAAAAGGAGGGGTCGGAGTCAGAGATTCTAAAACTGTCAAGCATAAAGAAGAACTTGGTGTAGTTACTAGTTCTATAAACTTCGGTTCGTACAATTATGAAGTTAATCCTGGTCTTGCAGCCATGTTCCCTTGGTGTTCTAATGAAGCTAAACAATGGGAAAAGTATAAATTTCAGGAACTTGTTATTGAATACACACCAATGGTCACTCCATTTGATGTGGATGCTAAGGGTAGATTAATTTTTTCTTTTGTCAGTGATCCTGATGACCCCTTTCCTCAAGATCCTCCTGATATGCTTAATGTCAATCCTTCATGTTTTGCTATGCCTTGTCAACCTCAAAGATTTGTCATACCTTCTAAAACACTCAATAAATTGAATGACGCTCATTTTTTGCGTGCAGGAGTCTTGCCAGGAGGAGCTGATATACGTGTATTTGATGTCGGTCGTCTTGACATTGGGCGTATAGGACAGACTACTAATGGTACTTCTATAGGCACATTGTGTGTGTACAGTACTGTCACTTTTTATAATCAAATACAACAACTTGGGACATCATTTAAGCCAAATAGAACTGTATCTATTTTTGCAGCTAAAGATGAAGCCATTGGAGATGGTACCCAGCATCAAATGCTGTTTAACACAGCTAATTCTGTTAATGAAATGGTCATTAATGGTGCCGATATTGTTAATACTGGAGGAGATTTTACTTTTCCTCGCGGTAATTACATTGTAGATTGTTTCTTATGGTATGATGCTGAAAATAATGTAGCCACACAAGTTT